CAAATTTCTCACGAAATGCTACCATAGCAGAAATTGCTGCTTTATCTTTAAAATCTTGATCGCTCATAGGTCATCGTCTCCATCTGTGATTGAATTGTTACCGACTATTTCGTCTTGCGTAAATACGATCGAACATTTGCGAGAACCAATTAATTGGTCATCTAATGTTACTACGTGCATCTCGTAATTAATTGCACCTGTGCTCCACGTCTTTGCACCTTGCTGAATCTTCTCAAGGTTGTTGTCGTCTGCCGTATTACGATCATCACGAATGATAGGAATGAGACGTTTTACAGTAGCTCTACGTGGTTCACCGTATTGATCTAGTAACACACCAAAGCGTGCATAGAATTGTTGTGGCTTATATTTTAATTCCCACTTGTTAAATGCTTCATCATCTTCACCAAGTAACTTGTTACGTTTAGGTGGTGGTGGTGTATTAGCTTTAACTTCATCACGCTTCTGACCTTTGATGCTAATTTCTTTAATCTTACGTTCAGAAACCTGACGACCATCTCCGATAGTACCAATCAATACTGAAATACGTTGACCGTGCTTTGCAGATATTTCTTTGGATTCATATTGTAGATGACCAGTTTCTTGGTCATACGTAGCAAGCAGGGTTTGTTTACCTCTGCGATTATTGACTATCTTACCGTCGTCCAAGAGTTCAAACTCTGGAGCTGCTGTAGCATCTGGCATATATTACCTTTTAGTTATGGGTTGTGGCTTTGGTTCTGTAACCTTTTGAGAAAGTTGTAACTGTCTTTCAATCACTCGTAGTATTGAAGATGCACCATCACGGTGTGCTGCTGCTAATGCAATCTTGTATCCATCTGCTTCTGCAAACTGGAATACATTTCCGCTTTCACCTGCACATCTGCGTAGATGTTCTATAACATCATTCTGTGCCTGTGAGCGGTGTCCTTCGATACCAATAACCTGCAAGAAAGAATCTGCTATCCTTCCTTGCTCGATTTTGGTTTGTGCTAGTGGGTCTGTCTTATCAAGTGTGGCTTTTGACATTATTGGGTTTATTGCTGCATGGCGTTCTTAGCAGCATCTTGTACGAAATCAGGTGAGCCACCTAATCCCTTACCAGCTTTACCAAGTTGTTCAGCAGCTTGGAGAGCTTGTTGTTGCTGTTGTAACTTCATGCGTTGTTGACGTATTGCTGCAACGGAACGTTCATCTCGGAATAAATCAGCGTTCATTCCTGAGTTCATGGCGTAGTTCCGCATCATCTTATCTAAATCAAAGTTGTCTGCCACTTCTGGCTTGAATTGCATAATAGGCTGTAAGAACTGTACTGCTTGTTCAGTACCACGATTCTGTAATGCCTTTAATGCAAGACTGATTCTGCTTGTAATAGTAATCTCAGGTAAGGCTAAACCTTTTGTATTAATACCAGATTGTACAAGTAATGACTCTGGAGCCTGACCAAACTTACCCTGACGATATAAAATACCAAATACTCTGCGTAGTAATGGGTTTAAAAATTCTGTTACACGGCGGTCAAATACTGGTGTGAACTGTTCTAGTTTTTCTGCAAGACGCTGCGAGATTTCATAGGCAGTCATCTTCTTATCAATAAGAGGATCTGAACCTAGCATCTTAAACATAGGAACGAAGAACGCTTCGTTAATCATTTCCTTCTTATTAGCGATTAACTCCATGCCCATCTTGTAATCGCCTATTGTAGCCCATTCTGCTGGCCTACCATTGGGTTCGTTGATATCCCAAGTAGTAACACCGCCTGCACGTAAATCAACGTCACCATCAAGGTTTGAAGGCACTAGAATACGTGGGTATGCTTTTAGTTCTGCTAAAGCATCTGTGTATTGTGTGATGTAATTGATCTGACGTACATCTGGTAATGCTAAGTAAGCAGGTGAATATCCCCAAGGACTATCTGTACCCCACTTTGAGAAACGGCTTACAAGGTAAGGCATTTCATCATAGCCACCAACACTAACGCACTGACTGAAATCCATTGAGATGTAAACAGATGCTATTGGTTTATTAGCTCCGTCTTGTCTCTCAGGTAAGCGTGATGAATCTTCACGAGGGAATACTGCGTGAACAAACTTAAAGTCACGATCCATTCCCTTACCGCCTTTGAGTGCTTGTTGCATCTTCTCAGGCAGATTCTCTTCACCAAACATCTGTATAGCTTGGCGACCTGTTAATTTAAATTCACGACGTACTGTATCAACGATACCTTCATCGTTTTCTTCGATGGTATATGTTCCTACCTTTGTATTACGGAAGTTTAGTGAAGTTGTTTTACCTTCTTCACAGAAAATACAATCAGTACCAAAGATGCCTACGTGTAAGTAACCAATGTTTACAACTGAATAAAAGTTAGAACGAGCTAACTCCTGCATAGTAATATCACTGGCACGGCCTAACCAAATAGCAGCATCGTCACCTTCCTGACGCATTGGCATAGGTGGCTCAAATTGTGCCCAAGGTTCACTTGATGGTGTTAGCCAATTACGTTGACCAGCAGCCATTGTTTGTGCTGCTAGTATTGCGGTCGTATCAAATATGCGGTCTGTCCAGCCTGTTACACCTTCGGTCTTAGTAACGTTGATATCAGACTCTTGAGGTAAAAAGTATTGAGAGATCGTTTGCCAATCAGAATCGAATATAGCTGAACGCTTGCTGCGTCCAGATTCGTACTTGTTTAGCTGCTCCTTGGCTAATAGATCTGTTGCCATGTGTTATCCTAACTTTGGGGTAGTAGCAGTTGGGGCAGCTCCAGCACCTGGCATACCTTTGTAACCGCCAGTATCACCAGCGAATACGGTTTTCTTGATAGATTTTTTCATCAAGTTCTGTTGTGCAACATCTTGCTGTGCCTGTATGACCTCTGCTGATGATGTAGTCACAGGTGGTGCAGTCACTGGTGTTGGTGCTGCTTGTACTGCTGCTGCTGGTGATCCTCCGCCTGCCATAGTATTAAGTGGTTAAAAATTGTGCTAAACGCTGTAAATCTTCAGTTTTATAGAATCTTAGCTCCCTTTTATTGTCAATAATGCGTTCAAAAGCTATCCAAGGGAGTGGAAATGGCATGGAATTGAAGGCTTTTGTCATGTTTCCAGACATGGCAAATATGTACCAACAGTCAGAATCTTGTGGGTCAAAGATGTGTTCGCAGTCTGCTATCTCGTTTGGCGGTGCATAACGACGGCAGTTCTTACCCATCATAAAGTAATCTGGAGTATTAAACACAAAACCGTTACGTAAATGCCATTCAAGATAGTCCGCAAATGGTGCTTCTTGTGGCTTTTTGAGGTAAAATTCTACCATTGTATCGTATGGACTCATGGGAAATAAGTAGGTGTTGAGTTCTTAGTAGGCGGATTGCCTGTGCCTGATAAGTAAAGATTAGATCCACCACCAACTAATGTACCAGATGTTAAGCCACTATTTATGTTATAGGTAGGTGCAGTAAGACCCCAAGCTATAGTTGAGGCCATAAAGAATGTATTTATTTGACCATCTATTACTACGGAATACGTAGGTGTTGTTTGTGAGTAGTTAATGCCATTCCAAAGTGGTGTACCACCAAGATAACAACTAGTTATATGTAAGCCTTCTGATTTAGCACCTGAATCTGAATAAGCATATACGCCAAATGATAGTAATGGTATTGGACCCATATTGATCCAATTAGTCGTATCTGACGATGGTGCGGTTGTGCTTACAAATCCTGATGGCGAAGTATTGATACAATAAAAATTGTTACCGCTATAGCTAATGTAATCTTGTAAATGATAAGTAGTGCCTGACACCCAAGCAGGTAAATTTGTAAGCCTTGGACTATCACTAGCCTGACAACTGTTAATCATTACGCTTGGACTTTTAGAAATAAGATACTGCCCAAGTCTGGCTTTAGATATACAGTTGTTAATGTTTATTCTGAAAGCTGCTACTGCTGAACTTTCGATTATCATTCCAACTGCTCCATAATCAAAGAAGCAGTTAGATATACACCAACCTTCTAATGTGCTGCTATATGTAGCTTGAAAGTAAATAGATGCTGATATTGCCTGCGATGGATCAGCCGTAGCACCAAACAAGCAGTTGCTAATAATTGATTCATTTACGGCACTATTGCCATTATCAATTAACAAAGCACATGGTACTGTGCAGATTGTTCCTGATCCTATTGTACACGTACCTGATGGTAATGCGTAAAATGGTGTAGCAATAGCCGTAATAGATGTAGATGTAGTAGAACTTATTCTAAAAAAGCCATTGAAATTAGCTGAGGTCATGTTCTGCAATATAACGTAATCATCTACGTTAAAGCCTGTAGATGTGGTTACATTGATTACTAATGTTGATCCACTAATTGCTACGCTACTTGGTGTGTACTTATAAAGTGATCCACCACCACCAAACTCTGTGTTGCTAATTTGAATTGATGTAGCAACGCCTTGTATCCATGCAGCAGGTGCTGTGTTGTTAGCGTTATGGATATTGCAGTTGCTCATTACTATTCCGCTTTGAACAGCATGGAATAATACACCTGCTGATGCACCACCTTGGAATGTACAATTAACTGCGTTGATTAAAGAGTTATACAATTTGAGTCCATCACCATTGATTGAGCCAAAGTAAACATCTGAAAAATTACCCATAGTACCTGCATTGTTGGTACTGCTTAAATAAACAAGTGGGTTTCCTGCGGTTCTAGTTGATGTGACAAATGTAATACCACTCATGCTAAACACACCACCAGATGTACTGATTAGCGTATTAGTTGAGTTACCTGTTGTGAATACGGTTGATTGTGGACCATCGCCTTTAAACGAAAGATAGCGATTAGTAATTGTAATAGTACCATCTATCTCAAAGTAACCAGAGCTGCTCGGAAAATAGATTGTGGCATAATCAGGTACTAAACCAATCATGGTATTAATCTTTGATGTAACGTCACCGCTACCACCAAATATACCAAAATCATTTACGTTATAGCTAGGTCCGTTAACCCAAGCTGGTGCTGCTGATGCACTACCTGTACCTGTCTGTGAAAAATATTGTCTGCGTGATCCTGTATTGCCAGCTAAACGAGTAGCTGTACCTGATGTACCACCATAGATGCTATCACCTAATGTAGTCATAGGATTGGTAAGTGTACTAATGCTCGTATTAGTTGCTGATGTTATCTGACCTTGAGCATTAACAGCGATTACTGGAACTGTTGTAGATGATCCGTATGTGTTAGCAGTAACACCTGTTGTGTTTAAATATACACTTACATTACCTGTTGTAGGACTAGCACCAACTCCTATTGAACCGTTAACGCTAGTAACTGCACCTGTAATTGTAGTGCTTGTTGTTCCTGTAGCTGGAGTGCTATCAGGTTTAGATCCACCAGCAGTCCTATCTATGGCTTTGGTGTTGCCTGTATTGCTTGTGGGTAAGATAGCCATTATCGGATTGATTTGTTTTTCTTCTTTACCGAGTAAGACTGAGGTGAAGGTCCACGCAACACTTTATGTGGTGTATGCCTAGATTCACGAGCAACGAACGATGTGCCTTCAATCATACCTAGTCTGTGAGCTTCTGACATAGTCCTAAGTGCATCAGCACCATGACTAAACTCATCATGCACTGGTTTTTCATAGATTGTGTCACGATCCGTTTCTTCACGTTTATGGTAGTATTCTAAGCAATCGAGTCCACTGGGTGCACTATTATCTGTACTTCCAAACGTCTTTGAGCAGTTGGTTTTGTGGATGTAACATCTTGGCAGTAGTGATCTGAGTTCGTTGATGCCAAGCCAGATGTCAGGCGTTCTAGGGACAATCGTAATGTGGCTAAGACCTGCGTTAGTAAGATCAGTTCTCCACGATCCACCACGTCTGATGTGATCTGCATCATGGGGCAGGAAGTTAGTTCTGACTGTTGTTCTGTACTTATCTCCCCATTCTCTGACTTTGCTTGCATAATGACCTGTTGTTTGTCCGCTTGCTGAGTAGTAATCGATTAAATTAATGTGTCTGCCTTCAAACTGTACCAGCCAAATGCAGGTAAAGTCGCTATCACCTACGTCCCAGAATGTATCAAATGGCAGATCGTTATCTGGTTCATAGTCTTGGATTTGGTTATTTGCACGCAATTTGGCAATAGCGTCGCCATAAATGCTGCCTGCAATAGCTGCTTCAAAGCTACATTCATACTCACGATTGTATTCTGACTCGTTCATGCTCTTACGAGCAGACTCTAATTCGTCTTGTGCTATGATGTTTGAACGTGATGCAGGTAAGATCATTGTAAACCATTCTGGGTCATTAACTGCTCGGTCATATAACCTAAAAAAGCTATTACGACCTTTAGGTGTACCAATCCATGTAGCCCAGCCTCTGCGGTCTGATAATGCAGGTCTGATGACTGATGACCATACTGAAGCGTCCATATCTGCTGGTTCGTCTATGATTATGCCATCAAGGTATATACCACGAAGTGCTTCTGCGTTGTCTGCACCGTATAGGGTTATACGACCTTCGTTAGGCAGTTTAACGTGCAATTCGGATTCTGAGACAACACGACCAGGAATCGGTGCTGTGTACTGCTTAAGGTAATCCCATGCTATCTCTTTGGCCTGTTTGCGGTAAGGTGCTAAGTAAGCAAACCTTGGTGCTTTTAACTGGCACTTCATGGCCTCTTTAATCAGCTCATTGATACCTGATACGGTTTTACCGCCACGTCTATGCACAACAAGGACAGACCAACGTTGTGATCTGCTATGCCATTGTACAAAGGCTTTACGTGGCGTATAAGGGATTATTATGTTCAAGGGGTATGGCGTATCCCTTTAAATGTTAAAAGGCTTTATTTTGGCTCAGATTGCCAAGAAATGATTAATGGTGCTCCGTCATTACCTGTTAATTCGGTATGTACACGATCACCATACTTCTTTGGGTTCATTTTGGTTACATACCATTGTCTGGCATGAACTCTCAACTTATCTACTGCAACGTCTTGTGGAGTTGAATTGTCCGCTATTTCAATGATCTCACTTACAAGGCTTTCAACACCAGCAATCCTAGCTTTTTCTATAGTTGTTGCAAACTCTGGGTCATCTTTCATCTTATTCCAGAATCTACGAGCAAACGAATGTTTGTAACTCTTACATACAGAATGAGTTGTCTCACCTGCTGCTAAACGAGCACAGACATCACCTATAACCTTTGGGTTATCTAAATCATCTTCTGGAGGTATTACCATACGGTATTACTTCTTTGGATTAACAATAGTGTCTAAAATACTGTCGTTAGTGGAAACCATAATACTACGAGTATATGTTTTATAGACGTATGCAAACGAAAAAAGTTACGTAATTAGGCACCTAACTACTTTAATAACTAATTTTAAGTATTGACAATGTTATACAATGTATTAATTTGTTATACGAAATGAAAAATAAACTTACTATTACAGATATGCACTTCACTGTAAAAAGTGATGATCATGTGTTCGTAGCAACGCATTACGCTCAAGATTGTTTTACGGTATCAGTTACAAAGCCAACCAACTCTATGGGTTGGCCTACATTAAATAACAAACAGGTACGTGAACTTATTAACTTCTTACAATCTAAACTTAATAAATACCATGAAAAAATTAAATAATGAAGATATCAAAGAGATCGTAGGTTCTATATTGTTTTTATCTATAGCACTTGTTGCAGTTTGGTTTATGTTTGCCTTGTAACCTAAATGCCTGGGCAAATTATGAACCCTTACGCTATATGGGTAACGATCCACACAGGTCGTTACCTATTAACTTTTCCAACGTTAGACGACGCACACCTATTTATTATTAAGTATGGTGGTGGTTTAGAAGTTATACCTAACACGTTTGAAAACTTTTAAGTTAATCTGTTCTTAACGTATTATCTAAAAATAAAATGAGTCCGTTACAACAAGACAAGGCAATAGCTATATTTTGTGGCTGGTATAAAGACAAATATCGTTCATGGCGTAATAGTAACCATGCAGGTTTAATAAGATGGTCTCCACCTGAATATTCTAGCTGTTTAAATTTGATGCACGATGCTGAGAAATATTTATCAACTGAACAGCAAATCATATATTCAACATACCTTACACCAGGCTATGATTCAGATGAAGATACTATGGAAATATTTGCATCTGCTAAACGTAGAGCTGAAGCGTTTTTAAAAACTATTAAAAAATGGAAACCTGCCGACGAATTGTAAAACATACCGATACAGAAAGTGAAAGTTACCAACGTATAATCGCACTAATTGAAAAGCATTGTCCAAAGATGATGCGATTAGGTGGTTATTTAAGCAAAGAATTAGAAACTTACTTAGAAAAAGATAAAGATTTTGATAAACGTATAAAGAATTGGAAAATTAAAAATGAAAACAAAAACAAAAATTAAAACATTAACACCAAAGCAGCATCGTAAAGCGTTTGATTCACTTAAACGTAAATACAAAAAGTTAGATATAAGCTATAATCTTTTACTTAGTAATTTAGGCGATTTGCATACAACTATGACTGGTTTACGTGTAGAGTGCCAAGCTGAAGCAGATCGTAACTTAATGTTAAAATCTGAGCTACTACATAGTAAAGAAGAAGCTGCCGACTACATGAAAGTTAACGAGCTTATACGTGGTCAACTTAGGGTATTGCAGCAACAGATAGATAATAACGTTTGGTTTGATCCTAAATGGGGTTGCAAATTCTTTTTTATTACAGGCGTTAGAATGTTATGGAATAAAGCTAAAGCTAAATTCAAACGCAAATGAGCTTAAAACAACAGGATTTTGATCTAACAAACACAGACAAAATACAAGTTTTTGAAGAATGGGTTGGTATGCCTGAATTTGTGCAAGAAAAGCAAAGACCTTATAGTAGTATCATTGTTAGATTTGCCACTAAAAAAGATTTAGATGAATTTTCTATTCTTATAAGTCAAAAGTTAACAGATAAAACTAAAAGCATTTGGCATCCACAATTAGTCAGAGGCATTAATTCAGCTAAAAGATATGTAGATGAATCCTGACTATCCTATTTATATTATATCTAAGGGTCGTTGGAAAAATCCTTTAACTGTTAAAAGTTTAGAAAGGATGAAAGTACCATACCATATAGTCATAGAGCCTCAAGAATATGACAACTATGCTTCTGTTGTAGATCCTAATAAAATATATGTATTACCTTTTAGTAATCTAGGACAAGGCTCAATACCTGCACGTAATTGGGTTTGGGATCATTCTGTAAGTATAGGAGCTAAAAGGCATTGGATACTTGATGATAACATTGAGGCATTTAATAGATTAAATAGAAATATTAAGCCTGTTGTTTTAACAGGTTCTATATTTAAAGCTGCTGAAGATTTTACTGATAGATACGAGAATGTAGCATTATCAGGATTTAATTATTATTCTTTTTGTAAATCTACTGATCCAGTACCGCCTTTTTATTTAAATACTAGAGTCTATTCATGTATCTTAATCAAAAATAACTTACTTTATAAATGGCGAGGTAGATACAATGAAGATACAGATTTGTCTCTTAGGGTATTAAAAGACGGCTGGTGTACTATTTTATTTAACGCTTTTCTTGCTGGTAAAGTTACTACTATGCGTATGAAAGGTGGTAACACTGATGAGCTATACGCTAATGATGGTAGGAAAAAAATGGCTGAAGCATTAGCTGAATTACATCCTGACGTAGCTACTGTTGTTTGGAAATTTAACAGATGGCATCATAAAGTAGATTATAAATCTTTTAAGAAAAATAAACTGATTAAAAAGCAAAATATTTTGATTAAAAATGATATAGATAATTACGGAATGAAATTAGTAGAAATAAAAAAATGAACACATTACAAGAAGAAATAAACTTTGAAGGCTATGAGACTAGGCTAGAAAAGAAGTTTAATCAGTTCATAGCCAAGAATCCTAGAGTATGGGATTTATTTGTGGACTTTACTTTTCAAGCTATAAAGCGTGGTCATAAGCATTTATCATCTGATATGATACTTCATCGTATTAGATGGGAAACAACCATTATGACTGTAAGTGGTCAGTATAAAATAAGTAACAATACGTCACCTTACTTTGCTAGGAAGTTCCATAGGGATTACCCTATGTATGACGGATTCTTTAGGACTAAACAACTTTCGGAGTCTTGACGACTAAGCTCATAGCCTTAAAACAAAGGCATGAGCCTAGACATGAAATACAGTTTTTACGATGTAGTGTATAAACTGACATCACAGGAACCTGGGCAGGTTGTAGCCTACATAAACAATCCTGATGGCTCATGGCAGTATGAAGTTGATTTTCAAACTTCAGGTATTGCTAGACTATGGGAAGGCCAGATCACAAAGGACAAACCAGGCTTCGAGATGGCACCTATCGGCGGTGACGAGGCTTAACTTTCTTTATTGTATAGAACTTAGTGGCTACGCATCTGTTATTGCTGCGTATATGCCTATACATTTTACATTCTAGCTCACCACGTATTACCCCACGTTCTAATATGCCTACAGCCTTATCTAGGCTTACTTTAAACTTATGTGCATATTCTCTGGCTGATATAGCACCTTCTGGTGGAGTCTCTGGAACTTGAGTCTCATTAAACTCATTCCACATCTTTTCATATGAGTCTTTGCCTATTGTGACTAACATTCTACTACCTTGGGTTTAGGTGGGTTAAAGGCTCTAAAATGTACTTCTGGCAATTCACCTTCTTTACGGTTACGCCAGTCTAAAATATAAATACTAGGACAAGGTCTGCCGTCTGGTACTACTTTGAATCCAAACCGAGTAAGACCTTGCCATGCTCCAGTAACGACTGTGAGACGATTACCATCGCAATAATGACCAGTCCTATGGCGGTGAGCACCCACAATAATATTAGGAGGAGTATCGCCCACTCGTACAGCCTCATTAACTGCATTACCCAGTTGGATCGTATGTTGTGATGCTTCAAGATAACTCCTACTTGTTGTTGGGAAATGATGCCTAACTGACATCAAGTTTCCCATAATATTTAAATCTAGTCTGTCGAAGATCGGGATTTGCGTTTCAGGGTTTTTTTCCGCTTTAAAGATTTTGCCAAGGATCGTTTCGTACCCTTTGACGTGACATTCAGTTCCTTTGATAAAATAAGATTTTGTGGCTTTGGCACATACTCCTCCCAATACGGTCTCTGCGATACGGAGATGTTCTCCCTCATTAGGTGTAACGATTTCAATAGTCCTGTGATGGTTTCCTTCAATGCAGTCACCATTGACGATAAGGCAATGCGGATCTTTTCCGAGTAACTTTGTTTTGTATTCATGGGCATAAATCCAACACTCCCATAGCCACTTTTGCAATGGGTTTTGTCTAATCTCATTACCATCTTCAGTAACGAAATCAGGTGGCAGTAAGCCTACAGTAGATCCACAATGTAGGTCTGAAATAATAACTGCGGTCTTAATCTTGGCAGAGGCCACATTCTAGTGGCTATTAATATTATCTATTTTGTCAATATTTATGTATTTGTTTAATAGTTACAATTAAGTTAATACCTAATGTATTATATCTTAAGTAATGTTAAGACTCAATGTATCACATATAATACACTAACTAAGAGAGGCTCGAACTCTCATCTTCAGACACCATCTAGAGCTACTAGTCTGATGTGATATTATTCATATCCCTGAGATACTATCCTTTGTACGATTAGTTAGATATTTTCATTATACTTATATTTATATTAAAGTATAGTTTATGTTATCAGTTCGAGGTATGGGTCCACACTTCACCCCTTGATAGGAGGAAGTGTAGTCATAGCAGATGCCATCAGACTGAGTCGGGGTTGCCAACATACATAAGCACGCTCGGTATTGTCCTTTTTGACGTATAGCTTATGCCTTCACAGAACTTTCGTTCTACTGGAATTAAGACAGGTGGGTCTAACATTGATCAAGCCTGTCACCGATAACTCTAGAGTTCCGCACCCAGTGGGCTTCGAGCGTCGTCTAGTTTTCTCACTGCATAAAAAGTCCCTAGTGCTGATAGAGGCAACACTAGGGACATGAGGTGGA